CAGAGGCTGTACGACTAATTCTAGCAAGCCCCGCTTAGGCCTCTAACCCCAAGGAACCTCCAACTCTTCCCCCGTATAAACTTGCGGGGGAACCAAACTCAAGATAGCACGAATTCCGCCGCCTTCAAAAATATACTCAACCTGCCGAATTAAGAAAGTGAACCCATCAGGGGCGAAGATCGTCTCACTCTTCACCGTCACTAAAGTATTTTCCATCCACAAGTTACCACTCGGATCATACCAACTAGATACAGGGAAGGGAATTGTCAGGGCCTTAGCCAATCTCTTAGACCTTTCCCAGTCAGCCGCATTTTGCATCTCCCCATCAATTAGGTCATCAGCCTTGAAGGTCAAAAACCTAGGCCTGTTTACGTTCTTATCCTTGCTTACAGCCTCGTTACTTGTGCCGCCTGGAGTCTGGCCAATGGCCTTGTATGAACTGTACAGCTTACGACCATCATAATCAGCTTGGTATTCTGTAGCCCCCTGAGCCCCGAAAGTGTCAGGCCCTTCTTCAATTGTTGCAACCGGCTTGCTTGAGGTGTTGGCTTTCAAAAACAGCATATTCCCGTCAATATCAGACGAAATCAAAAGCCCACGCTGGAAAGCTAACTTAGCCAGGAAGTCAAAAACCGTTTCCATTGGATCAGCCGTAACCCTGTCAAATTTCCCCCCGCTTTCATCGTCGAAAATTGCCTTGATTCCGAATGGCTTGACTAGCTCGTTTGCTAAATCCTCAAGTGTAATATCTGAATATTCATAAGGTGGCCTCATGGTGGAATCAACAGCATCCGCCGTGTAGCTATTGCCAGCCAAGTTAAGGGAGCGCCCTTGTGCGTTTACCTGTGGGGCTACCCCGTAATGCACCCCGGAAACTACTTGCTGACCACCAAGGAAGACAAAAGCGTCTTTGTATTGATAAGGCTGAACCGGTACGTCTTCCCCTGGATTCCACGGAATTGTTGCAGTCCATCCATCCGCAGCCGTGTCAATCGTGCGGATTACCCTTGCGGCTGTCACTGGTATTTCTTTACTACCGATTATAAGCGTTAGGTTGTCAGGTGATTTGCTGGCTAATTTTGGCGTTGTTCTGAAGTCGCCTAATACGGGGATAAAAAAGACATCCCCCGGATTAATTACGTTGGGGTCGTCGCCCTGTAGAACATTTAGATTCGAGGCCCAAATTGTCGGCCAGTGGTCAAGGTTCCCGTATGCCCTAGCGGAAATTGAGGACAGGCTATCACCGGACTGGACGGTATAATTTTTTCCTGGGGTTGGGGTTGACATTTGTTAGGGTCGTGTTATGCTGTTTTTAGAAAGGCAATTAAGCCCATCCTATAGGAGGATTAAATGGAACCAAAGGAAAGATTTTATAACATGAAAACAGTTTGTGAAATGACTAGCGTGTCAAGGGGAACTATCTGGAGGTGGGAAAAGAGTGGTGACTTTCCAAAGAGGGTTCAAATTGGACCAAGGAGAGTGGCGCATAAGGCTTCAGATATTGAAAAATGGTTTGAAACAAGAGTTGTTGTAGCCTAACCATAAACAACAACTTCACGACCTGCCGGGATGTAGAAAAAATCATTCCCGGATAGGTTGTTCGATTCAATAAATTCATCCAGCCCATCCAGGCTTCCCAATTCCGAAGCCACAATCTCAATAAAATTCCTATCACTCCTCAAAGTAAAGCGCCGCTCTACCGCTAGGCTAAAACTTTGCACCAAAAGATAGCGAACCGCCAAACCAGCCAAGACTAAAGCATCAGAATAGCTCTGTGACTGGCTAAAATACTGCAATTCAATAGGACTGTCCTTATATAGCTCTTGAACCAAATCCAGGCTATCTGTGATAGTAGTGAATGACCCGCTTATGTTTTCGGCGTTTTCAAGCGATTCTGAACGGGTTTTTTCACCGCCTACCCTAGTTGATTGAGCCATTCCGACAATCGCAGCGCTTAGAAATAATTCTTGGACAACAGCCGTATTTACTCCCTCAGAATCAGCCGCAAGAGGTACAATTGTACTACTCACCTCGCCAATAAATTCATCGTACATATCTAGCGCATCACTCACAGAATCCTGAGCCTCTGCATAAAGTTGAACTAGATTTTGCACTTGCCCCGTCAATTGCTCGGTATCAATCGGGAAACTTTCAATTGTGGAGGTGATCCCCCTTAATACCGCTTCGGCCTCAACCGGCACAAGCTGAAATTGCTCGGCTGCTCTTAGAGTAACTTGTACGGCGGTTAGCCCCTTAGCAACAGCGCCTGAAAGGGCAGAGAATTGGCTAAAGGTATCTTGAACAGCATTTAGTACAAATTGAGCCCCGGCCTGGAAATTCGATAGCTCGGATTGACCATCAATATCCGCACTTAGCTGAGTGCTAGAAATCTCTGAAGAATCTGGAAGCGGTTCAATTGATTCAATCTCAAACCTAGTGACGTTCCCACGCTTGACTGGTTCAATGTGCCTAGTGTAGCCAACCCATTGCAGGGTGAGCGGCCCTTCTGTTGGGTGTTCAATTTCCCAAGGGCCTATCTGCTTACATGATTCAAAAAATGCGGCTGCATCAAGATCATTATCCGACCCATGGAAATAGATCGTAAGCGGATATTGCGCCCCTTCTCCCCCAAGGTCTTGAAGCTTTGTGCCAACAATTCCTGGAAAGCCAAAAACACCAAGCTTCTTTTTTACGGTTACAGGATTACCAACCCACAAAGCAGTATAGCTATCACCTTCTGGAGAGGTTAGGGTGATTTCTTCAGCTAGGCGGTCTTGCCATGTTTCAGGCGTTAGGCCAAGGGCTGAGGATATGAGGTTAAATAGTTGGGCCATTAGTTAGCCCCCAGCAACTCAACACCAATTCTAGGCGCTCCCTTCCCGGTATGCTCAAAGCTTGATCCGGGAGGGGCTCCAGTAATATCTAACTTACCCATAAAATCAAATTGCTGTGCTTTCGCTTCAGCATCTGCTTTGTTTGGCGGGGTTACAAACTCTGTTCTTCCTTGGCTTACGGGTGCGCCGCCGCCAACTGTAGGAGCGCCATTGTCATCACCAAAACCTAGGAATTTTGCAGATAGATCAATTGCCGTCTTAATTGCGTCAACAATGGAATCCCAATGCTTGACAATTAAAAATAAACTTGCGCCAAGAATAGCAACCCCGGCAATAATTGCCCCAATAGGGTTGGTTATCATGACTGCATTAAGGATGGTCATTGCGCTTGAGATAAAACCAATAGACTTAGCGAATTGAAGCCATGCCGTTGCCTTGACTATAAACAAATAAGCTGCAGTAGAAGCTGTTAATGTCTTTTGAGCTAACGCAGCCGCAAGAAGAATTGACTTGTAGGTGACGAACCAAATAGCTATAGGCTTGATAATAGTGAATACGTCGCCAAGCAATTTGAATGCTGAAATAATTCCTTCAATTCCCATAATTATAGGGGCGGGATCAAACTTTCTCACAGCTTCAGTAATTGCATCGATAGCCGACGCACCACGCTTTTCAAACTTGGTGAAGATTTTGAAAGTCAATTCAATCAAAGCAGATTGCAGGCCCTTCAAGCGGTTCAAGAGACTTGACCGCATAATATCCGCCATCTTCTTACTAGCACCGGAAGCGTCTAACAAAGTATCCCGGTACTCCCTTAGCTGCTTAGTTCCAGCCTTGAACAGTATGTTGACAGCCCCCTGAGCCCTAAGGCCGAATACGGTAGATATTGCAGCTGTTTTTTGTGCTGTTCCTAGCCCCTTCATGCCTTTCTGGAAATCATCAAGAATATCTACAACATCCCTGAAGTTGCCAGCTTGATCTTGGGTTTGGACTCCGAATTTTTGCAGGATCTTAGCAGCCGCCCCGGTTGGAGCCGCAAGCCTAACCATTACATTCCTTAGAGCAGTACCTGAGGCCTCACCCTTCTTACCAGCGTTTGCCATGATCCCGGCCAGGGCGTTGAAGGTTTCCATTGACTGCCCAGCCTGAGTAAAATCAGCAGCTCCAGCGGCAACCGATTCGAATAACTGAGTGATATTTGTGTTAGACGTTGCCATGGTCTTTGCCATAACATCATTTACACGGGTCAAGTTTTTCTGCAACTGGATAGAATCTTTCGTCATCAACCCGAAAGCGCCTAGAGAGTCGGTGGCAATATCTGTAGCTGTTCCAAGGTCAATGTCTGCAACGGTAGCAAGATCAACTGTTCCAGCAAGAGCGGCCATAGCTTGTTCAGCATTGAAACCCGCAAGGGCTAAAAAGTCTAAACCTTGAGCCGCCTGGGTAGCTGAGAACTGAGTGGTTGCCCCAACATCTCTGGCCCTCTTCTTTAGAAGTTCAAGCGTATTTTTCCCTTCTTTCGTGGCTAGGTTCAGCCCTTTGAATTTTGCGCTTGCCGCCGTAATGGACTGGTCAAAATTTACGAACTCGGTAGCAGCCGCAGCAACACCTCTTTCAATCAGGGCTAGCCCCCTACTAACAGCCCCAGCCGCAAGAATGCCCTTGGTTACATCCCTGAACCTCTGCCCAGACC